CCGTCGGGTGCCGAACCTAATGCGCAGTATGCCGACAATATCAAGTATTTGAATCTGATTTCGGCTGAAGAGTTTGGCGCAACTATCGAAGCTTTTACTTATCCAGATGAGTTTGCGCAATGCGATGGTACTGCTGTTCCTTCACCGGGAGTCGCCGTTGGGCAGCAGGGTCGGAAGATGTTCGGCCTATCCTTCAGGACGCAAGTCGGTAACGATGTCGATGGGACGGATTTCGGTTACAAACTTCATTTGGTTTATGGTTGTCAGGCTTCGCCGTCAGAGAAAGCCTATGCCACAATCAATGATTCGCCAGAGGCAATCTCGTTTAGCTGGGATTTGACAACTACGCCAGTCCCGGTTACAGATTACAAACCTACTTCACTGATCGTAATCGACTCTACTACAGTAGATGCCACCGATCTTGCAGCTCTCGAAGATCTTCTGTATGGAGCTGCCTCTGTCGAAGCTGCTTTGCCAACACCGGACGCGGTTATTGCACTATTTGCTACACCCTAATCTCGAGGGATAATGATTGCTGTGGACAGGAGGCTGGAGAATGCTTACAATTATTGTTCCCGGCGTCGAAATGTTTGACGATCAGGCGCAAGAATTCGTCACCATTGGCGACGTAACTTTGCAGCTAGAGCATTCTCTGGTCTCACTGTCAAAATGGGAGTCAATCTATGAGAAACCTTTTCTGGGTAATAGTGAAAAAACAACAGAAGAAGTTCTCGCTTATGTAAAAGCTATGACATTGACTCCTGATGTTCCAAAAGAAGTTTATTTGAAGCTTTCCGAAAGTAATCTTACCGATATTAATAACTATATTGACGCCAAGATGACTGCAACTTGGTTTAGTGAAGCTCCGGGCGCTCCAAAAAGTCGAGAGGTGATTACGTCTGAAGTCATCTATTACTGGTTGATTGTTTTTCAGATCCCTTTCGAGTGTGAGCAATGGCATCTTAATCGATTATTCACTTTAATTCGAGTTTGTAACATTAAACAAGCAAAACCAAAGAAGATGAGTCGTGCAGAAATCGCAGCTCGTAATCGGGAACTTAATGCGCAGCGTAAAGCTCAATTCGGCACTACTGGTTGAGAGGAGGTGACGTGACAGCTCTTGTTTGGGATCAAGTCGGTGAACGATTTTATCAAACTGGTGTCGATCACGGAGTTCTCTATCTACAAGATGGTACGGTAGCAGTTTGGAATGGACTTACTAGTGTTGAAGAAGATTCAAATTCTGAATTAAAATCGTTTTATCTTGAAGGTGTAAAGTTTTTGGAGACATTGACTCCAAGCGATTTTATGGGAAAACTAAAAGCCTATACTTATCCCGATGAATTTGAGCCGTGTAATGGAGTCGCCGTCCCTTCGCCAGGATTATTGGCTTATGAACAGCCACCTAAGAGTTTTAATTTGTCTTATCGAACAAAAATTGGCAATGATATTGATGGTACGGAGCTTGGCTATAAGATTCACATTCTTTACAATGTTTTGGCTAATCCTGAATCATATACTTATGCTTCGCTTACAGGTACAGAAGCTGTACCAATTGAATTTAGTTGGAGTTTAACAGGAACGCCGCCAAAAATTGCCAGACTCAGGCCGACGGTTCATATTTCAATTGATTCAAGAGATACGCCTCCGGACATTTTGGAAATTATTGAATCTAAACTTTATGGAACAGCTACGAGTAATCCCAGTTTACCGCCGATTACAGAAATTGGTGAATATTTCGGTTATCGTGGCGCACTTTTGATTGTCGATTATGGCGATGGTACTTGGGCAGCAATTGATGAATCGGATACGTTTATCACTATGATCGACGCTACTACTTTCCAAATCGATGGTGCAGATGCCACCTATTTGGATGCTGTTACCTATACGGTTTCATCCACTAATATCGGCGAGCAAGGTTAAGGAGGTGAAATGGCTACAATTACCGGTCTTACCGCCGATAGAATGTTGGCAATCGAGGCATCTTCGGTTGTTGATGGTGACGTTGTCAGTGGACATTTAATTCTTACTAAACATGACGGATCGACAATTGATGCAGGTTCTGTGCTTGGTCCAACGGGTCCCCAAGGTCCTGTAGGCCCAGCGGGCGGTTTGATTCCAGGAGAACTCAGACTTTGGCCGGGAAGTACATTACCTGATCCAGCACAATTTGGCAAATGGGTTTGGGCAGACGGAGCAGTTTATGTTGTTGCTACATACCCCAAAGCGGCCGCCGCGATTGCGACGCAATGGCGTACTTTCGCTGGTGCTAGCGATCCAGGTGCTAGTAATTTTCGAGTACCGGATCTTCGTGGCCTTGTGCCAGCGGGTATGGACGCTATGCCAGGCGGTACTCGCGCTAATCGGATGACACGAGCAGTGGCGATCACAATTGCTGCTCGAACTGGCGAAGAACAACATATTGTCACAGTGACAGAGATGCCTGCGCATACGCACGGTGTAAGTGATCCAACACATGCTCATGGTGTTTATGATCCTGGACATGTTCATTATATGGCCTTTGCTGAATCGGGATCAGGCCCAGGTACTACGCATCCACAATCTGATTCTCGTGCTGCTCCAATTGATACCGGACCATTTCCAACAGATGGAAGAGCGACAGGTATTGGGATTTATGGAGCTGCAACAGGTATCTCAATTCAGAATAATGGTGGCGGCGGTGGGCATGAGAATGTGCAGCCAACAGTTTTCATTCCTTATATTGTGAAGTTGGACGATTAAGATGAGATTTGAACTCGCTGGAAGCTTGGTTCATCCCGATCCGATTGTTGTCAGATTCACGGCTAATGGAAATTTTGATCCACAACAATATATCGATCAAGGTTATACACATTTTGATGTAATTTGTATTGGTGCCGGTGGTGGTATGGGTGGTGGAATCAATACCGGAAATACGGGTACTCTAGTTAGAAGTTATGGTGGAGCAGGTGGTGGAGGAGGTTTTCACAGAGTACAGGGCCTTCTATCGGCATTGCCTGCTTCTTGCCCCGTTACCGTTGGTGTCGGTGGAACATTAGGGACTGAAGATGTCTCTAATCCAGCCAATACTACTGATGGTGGTGATGGTGGAGCTTCGACATTCAACGATCCTACCTGTCGAGCCTCGGGTGGCAAAGGTGGTAAGCGAGTTCAAGCAAATTCCTTGACTGTGACTACTCAGGCTAATGGCGGAGATGGGGGAATTGGTAATCGCGTTATCGCTGGTGGCGGAGCTCTAGGTGGAGTTGCGGGAACACCAACAGCAACGGGTCCTGGCACTCCGGGCACAGTAGGTGGAGATGGCACTTTCTTTTCGAATGTGGGTAAAGGCGGCGGCGGAGGAGCCGGTGGAGTTGGTAAGTACGGAGGGATTACTTGTAATGCGGCTACGGCCGGAGGAAGAGGTTCATATAATCCTGGAAATACCGCCGTTTATGGTCCAGGAGATTCTCCAGATAACGACGCAAGTAGCGGAGCCGCAAATATTGTTCCAGGAGGTGCAAGTGGAGCTAAAGCAGCGCCAGTAAATGGTCTGCCAACAGTATATGGACAATCCAAAGGCGCACGTCTTCCTGGCGATCCCGGTTTTGTAGTCATTCGGCTCACTGCAGAGTAATCATGTCGATTACATTTACTGAAAAAGGCTCATTCGACAATACAGAACGATGGTTACAGAAGATGAAAAGTGGCCAATTATTTGCAACTTTGAGTAAATATGGAAGCTTGGGTCAAAATGCTCTCTCCAATGCCACGCCTACAGATACCGGTTTAACTGCCGAATCTTGGTCATTTACAATCGAGCAACGACCCGGATATTACTCAATTCGTTGGCATAATAGCCATATCGAGAATGGCTTGCCGATTGCCATCTTGATTCAATATGGTCATGGTACAGGAACTGGCGGTTACGTGCAAGGTCGAGATTATATTATGCCTGCGATACGGCCGATCTTTGATCAAATTCTTGCCGAAGCGATGAAGGAGGTGAACAAAATCTAGTGGCGACCATCGATGACAAAGTTGTTTCAATGAGTTTTGAGTCGAGTAAGTTCGAACAAGGCGTAAATAATGCAATCAACGCCTTGAACAAGCTCAAAGAGGCATTGAAATTTCCTAACGCTGGCCAAGGTTTAAACGATATCAACGATGCCGCCAAACGGGTTGATTTTGGTTTCATCTCTCGAGCCATTGATGGCGTCAAAAATGCGCTGGGTAGTCTGAGACTGGTAGCAATTGGCGTCCTGACTCATATTGCCAATGTTGCAGTTGATGCTGGTGCTCGCTTCGTCAAATCACTTACTTTGGACCCCATCAAGGCTGGTTTTCAAGAATATGCGACGAATCTGAATGCTGTTCAGACTATTTTGGCGAATACCGCGGCTTCTGGCGCCAAGTTGAAGGATGTTAATGCGGCGCTCTTGGATCTGAACAAGTATTCGGATAAGACTATTTATAATTTCAGCCAAATGGCCAAGAATATCGGCACTTTTACTGCGGCCGGTGTCGATCTGAAAACTTCTACTGCCGCGATCAAAGGTATCGCCAATCTAGCAGCACTATCGGGTTCTAATGCCGATCAAGCCTCGACGGCGATGTATCAGCTTTCGCAGGCAATTGCCGCGGGTCGAGTCAGTTTGCAGGACTGGAACTCGGTTGTCAACGCGGGTATGGGTGGTACCGTCTTTCAGCGTGCTCTAGCGCAGACTGCTGAAGCAATGGGCACTTTGAAGAAGGGTGCTGTTGATCTCGTCGGACCGATGAAGAATGTTTCGATCAATGGCGAGTCCTTCCGAGAGTCGATCGGTGGTCCTGGACCTAAATGGCTGACTTCTAAAGTCCTGACTACCACGTTGGAGCAGTTTACGGGCGATCTGTCAGATGCTCGACTCAAAGCTGAAGGATTTAACGATGCCCAGATCAAAGCGATTCAGGCTACGGCTAAAACTGCGCAGAGAGCGGCAACCGAGGTCAAGACGCTTTCTCAGGTAATCGACGTAGCAAGAGAAACCGCGGGATCGGGCTGGGCACAGACGTGGCAGATTATATTTGGTAACTTTGGTGAAGCAAAGACACTCTTTACCAACGTTTCTAATGCAATAAATGGTTTTATCAATGCTTCATCAAATGCTCGTAACAAAGTTCTGGGTGATTGGAAAGCACTTGGTGGGAGAACAATCCTAATCGACGCCATTAAAACGGCGTTTCAGAATTTGGGTGCAATTCTCAAGCCGATCAAGGAAGCTTTTCGAGATATTTTTCCAGCAACGACAGGAAAAGATCTACTCGCTCTAACCAAGCAATTCAAAGCCTTTGCGGATGCACTTAAGCCTAGTCCAGAGACGGTTGCTAATTTGCATCGTACTTTTGCTGGGTTATTTGCCGTATTGGATATTGGCAAACAGATTGTCAGTGGTATTTATACTGTTATGGGTAAATTTTTCGGAGCACTTTCTGGGGGCAGTGGTGGTTTTCTAGAAATTACTGCTCGTATTGGTGATTTTCTAGTTGCTTTGGATAAATCTCTGCGCGAGGGCGATAAGCTTCATAATTTCTTTGTTGGTCTGGGAACAATTCTTGCCACGCCTGCGAAATTGCTTGGTCAATTGGCTGATGCTTTAGGGAATTTGTTTTCTGGATTTTCCCCCGGAGGATTTTCCAGCCAAATGAGTGGCATGACTCGAGCAATGACGCCTTTCCAGAAAATTGTCGAGACCGTTTCCAAGGCGTGGAACAAACTTGTCAATAGTCTTGCAAATGCGAATTTCCAACCGGCAATTGATGCGATTATTCAATTAATCACGGGATTTGGAACTGCGCTCGGTAATGCTGCAGCAAACATAAATTTCGAAGCAATTCTTTCAGTGATCAGAACCGGTCTCTTTGGTGCGCTAGTTGTGATGTTCAAGCAATTCTTGGGCAAAGGCAGCTTCATCGATCAGATCGGCAAGGGATTTGCTGGCGGCATCATTAAGAATATTTCCGGCTCATTTGATGCTTTGCGCGGCTCAATGGTAGCCATGCAGCAAAATATCAAAGCACAGACATTGAAAGAAATAGCTATTGCGATTGCTCTCTTGGCAGGTTCGGTTCTAGCTTTGTCGCTCGTCGATCCTACAAGACTTAATGCGGCACTAGTGGCGATCGGCGTTATGTTGGGCGAATTGCTCGGAGCGATGGCAATTTTGGACAAGATTGGAAAATCAGCAGGCTTTATCAAGCTTCCTTTCATTGCCGCATCGCTAATTCTTCTTGGCGGAGCAATCGATATTCTAACTATTGCTGTATTTGCCCTCAGTAAGCTCAGCTGGGAGGAACTGCTCAAGGGTCTTGCCGGGGTTGGTTTCCTCTTGGGCGCGATTTCGGTTGCAGCTGTGCCATTGTCAGCAAATTCAGCAGGTATGATTCGAGCTGGTATTGGGATTACGGCAATTGCCGTAGCTTTGAAAATTCTAGCTAGTGCTGTTGCTGATTTCGGAGGTATGAGTTGGACTGAACTAGGTAAAGGTTTAGGCTCGGTTGCAGTTGGACTTGGAATTATGGCTGCGGCAATGCGCGCTATGCCTACCGGTATGGTTGTAACCGGTATCGGCCTAATTGCTGTAGCAGCTGGTCTGAAACTATTGGCCAATGCTGTCGCGCAATTTGGCGGAATGGATTTGCGAACCACTGGCAAAGGCATGCTGGCTATTGGCGCTGGTTTGGTGATCATTGCTGGTGCTATGCGCTTAATGCCGAAGAACATGGTAGTGCAGGCGGCTGGACTGCTCTTGGTTTCGACTGCTCTAGGTAAGATTGCTGATGCTGTTGGACAGATGGGCGGCATGTCGTTAATGCAGATTGCCAAAGGTCTGGGAACTTTGGCAGGTTCTTTGCTCATCTTGGCAGCGGCTTTGTATGCAATGTCGGGAACGTTGGCTGGCGCAGCTGCGCTGGGAATTGCTGCCGCAGGCTTGGCATTACTTGCTCCAGCCTTGGTAGCTCTAGGAAAGCAGTCATGGGGACAGATTCTCAAGGGTTTGATCGAACTAGGCGCTGCGTTTACGATCCTCGGAGTTGCAGGGGCTTTGCTTACCCCTGTCATTCCTTCACTTCTCGGGCTTGGGGCAGCCCTTGTACTCATCGGCGGTGGTTTAGCTCTAGCCGGTGCAGGCATCGCCCTGATCGGAGTAGGACTTAGTGCCATTGCCGTAGCGGGCCCAACAGCCGTTGGCATTCTGGTTGCTGCTCTGATCAATCTTAGCGAAGCAATTCCCAAGATGGTCAAGAACCTAGTACTTGGTCTACTGGAGATCGTCAAACAGCTAGCGGCCGTGGCACCACAGTTCGTCGACGCTCTGATCAAGATCATCGATGCTCTATTGGACGCAATCATCAAGTCGTCGCCGAAGATTGCTGAAGCTTTTGATGCTTTGATGGCTTTGGCACTGCGAGTTCTGCGTGATAATCAAGGAAAGATCATTCAGGCCGGATTCGATTTGATCGTCGCTCTACTGCAAGGTATCAAAAACAATCTTCCCGCACTAGTCACCTTGGTAGTAGATATTATTACTCGTTTCCTCAGTACTGTGGCCAGTAATCTGAGCCGAATCATTGTTGCCGGTGGCACGATTCTCACCTCTTTGTTGAAGGGGATTGCCAATAACATCGCTAATGTAGCTACAACTGTTGCCGACATCATTGTTAGATTCCTCAACACCATTGCTAGCAATCTGTCTCGGATTGTCACAGCTGGCGCTAGCGTCCTGACAAGCTTGTTGAAGGGAATTGCCAACAACATTCAAAATGTGAGTAATTCGGCAGTGGATGTTGTCGTCGCTTTCATCAAGGGCGTGAGTAATGCTGGTGACAGGATCATTACCGCCGGAACAAATGCCATCATCAAGTTTATCAAAGCGCTTACCTCGAATTCGGTCAAGCTGGCCAACGCTGGTATGCAAGCGATCGTCGATTTCTTGAATGGCGTAGCCACGGCGATCAATACTCATTCTGGCGATATGCGCCAAGCGGGTTTCAATGTTGGCGTAGCGATTGTCGATGGTATGACCGGCGGCTTGCTCAGCAAAGCCCAAGGTCTTTACGACAAGGTGTCGGGAATCATGAGTCATGCTCTGGGTCTGTTGCACAAGATTCCGGGTATTCGCTCACCATCAACGGTGACTTACGATATTGGCGAGAATTTGATCTTAGGTTTGGTCAATGGTCTTGATGCCAACGCTGCCAATGCTTATGCTTCGGCGGAAGCAGTGAGTAACGGAGTTATCAAGGCATTCAACACTACTTTCCAAACTGCTTCTCCATCCAAAGTCATGTACGAGATCGGGCAATTTGTCGGTCAGGGCTTTACGCAGGGTCTGAGAGGTTCGGGCGACGACATTCGCGCAGCTTTCACAGATTTGAACAGCAAGTTGACTGATGCGATGCAGACGGCTCGAGAGACGATTGCTTCCGAGCAGGACAAGCTGAACAAGTTGCGTGAAGCTAATAAACCCGATGCCGATGCGATCAAGGAAGCTCAGAAAGTAATTGCCGAGAATCAAGCTATCTTGGCGAATTCGATTGCCGGGCACAATGCTTTGACGAAGACGCTCCGAGATGAGAAGCAGGAGCTGATTGGTCTGGCTGGCGAATACGATAATGTTAGTCAGAAATTGAAAGATGCTCGAACAGCTTTGTCCGATGCAATCCAGACTCGCGATCAAGCAATCCAAAGCTTTACAGATAAATACTCTACTTTGCCTGCAATCAGCACTACGGATGCCGAAGGCAATGCGATCGATCAGCTGGCTGCCTATGAGGATGCACTCAAACATCAGGCCGATGCGGTTGGTGCATATCAATCAACCTTGGATCAATTGCGCAAGTTGGGTCTAGATGATGCCACTTTCCAGAAACTTGTAGACGACGGCACGATGGATCAAGCCTTTGCTAATCAGTTGTTGGCTGGTGGTAAGACGGCAGTTGATTCTTTGAATGTTCTCGATGCTAATTTGATGAAGGTTTCGAAGACGCTTGCGGTCAATGCGGGTAACAATCTTTATCAAGCTGGTGTCGACGCGGCACAAGGTCTTGTCAAAGGATTGGTGTCTCAAAGTAAGACAATTAAGGATCAAAT